AACGATGCCATCGCCGATCTAACAAAAGGAAAAGAAGAAGACATAAGAGAATTTGTTCGAAATTTTGAAGAGCAACCCGAGGAGTTAGCTAGAGAAATTGAGGAGGCTTTCGGATTTGAATATGTGGAATAAGGCAATATTGTTATTTCTTTTTGGTTTTTTAAACACGGCTGAGGCTGCTGACGGGAAATTTACTTTTGTTCAAGAAGAAGAACCGGCACTCTTCACCGGGACACTCTTTGATCCAGAGGCAACAGCCAGATTATTGGCAAATCACAAATTCTTAAAAGAAGAATATGATTTAAAACTCGGATTTGAACTTCAAAAACAGAAATCAGGATATGAACTAAAAATTGATCAGCTAAATATTACAATTAACACAGAAAAAGAAAGGTTCGATACAACCCTGGCTTTAAAGAACACAGAAATTGAACAACTTAATAAGATTATCGCCAAAAAGCCTGGATCAAACGCTCTTGTGTGGGGAATAGTTGGAGGTTTCGCAGTCGGTGTTGCATCCGCCGTAGCAATAACTTATGCGGTCAACAAGTGAAGAAAGATTTAAATGAAATTGCCAAGTATGAAAATGCCATTTCTAAAAAATACGGAAAAGAAGCAACACAACACCCGAAATCAGATTGGGACGATGAGAAAGAGGAAGATTATCAGCAACAAATTAGAGAATTATATAAAAAAGAAGTGATACAAAGGGAAAAAAGCGAAAAAGTAGAAGTTGATGGCATTTTAATATCTAAAAAACTATTTAATAGAGACGAGAATCGAGTTTGTCCTGTTTGTTCTTCTTATTCTTTTGAATTGCGAGACAATGTTTATATGACAAAATTCGATTGTTGCTTTAAGTGCTACATTCAATGGGTCGAGGGTCGAGAAGAAAGATGGAAATCTGGATGGCGTCCAGATAAGAAGGATTAAAAAATGAAACTTACAAAAAGAAATCTTAAAGAACTGATTCAAGAAGAAATGGATAACTTCATTCAGGAAGGCGGCGAGAATTCTGCTGATGATATTGTGAAGTTGAATAAAGTGAATGATCTTGTACATGCTCTGGCGGGGTCTAGAACCATTTCTATGAGCACCCGATCAGAACTCATTGAAGCTGGAGGCATACTGTTCCGTCTCCTTAATGAGCTAGATCCACCTGAGCACCCAGAAGACCGAATGTAGAAAATACTTGATTAAAGGAAACAAATAAATGGCTACAACATTAGAAATTATTACAGGCATCAACCAGGCCGCAGCAAACGCCTATGATGGCTCTCACGACGAGCGCTTCGTCGCTGGGGATGCGAAAAAGATTGGTTTAAGCCGAGAAGAAGGTTGTCCCATTATCGATAGTCGAGTTGCCGACGGTTTCGGTGTCAAAATTGCTGGCGACATGCTCCAAATTAATTATGAAGCAAATGTTACTCTCTCATCCGTATACGCTGTGGGGTTTGAAGAAGAGTGTGAGCGAAAGGTTCAACAGATTGCCGACTTCATCAAAAAAGAATATAAGGTAATTACGGGAAAATCACTTTCTCTCACTCCTCAAGGTGAGGCACAATGTCTGGTTCAAAATACCAGCAGAGTTCGAACCTTCGTTATGGCACACAAACTTTATAAAATTGGTGGGATGAAAGAGGTAACACCTCTTGGAGAAGGAATCACCGATCCACTCGCTGTCAATTATTACAAGTTTCTAAAAGAAGGCTCTTTTCTCGCCGAAGAGGAGGAGATCGACAAAGCCAAAGCGGCTAAAGTTGCTCAAAGAGTGATTGATGAAGATTTATTGGACAGATTAATTAAAGATCCAGAAATCGAAGCTGCACTCAAAGCTGCTGCGGAAGAATTGGGGCCAGAACTTCAAGAGGGAGTCTTTCCAGACGATATGGAGGCCAACGCAGCCGCAACCGGCGCACTGGGTGCTGGCACAGCGATCTATCTAGCGCTTGGAGCACCGGGTCTCGCATCCGTCACGGCAGCCCTTGGTGGAAGTGCCCTAGCTGGTAATCTTGCCACAGGGTCAGCAGCGTATGTGGCTGGTATAGCAGCGGGATTGTTGGTTGACTATATAATCCACAAAAGAGAAACCTCCAAATAAAAAAAAATGTCATACACACTGTCCAAAAAGGAAATAGTAGCTGAAATACTAAAGTGTGGGAAAGATCCGAATTACTTTGTGAATAATTACGCAAGAATTTCACATCCGATCAAGGGTCTTATTCCATTCAAGACTTATGATTACCAGAGTGACCTTTTAACGGACTTCAATGATTATCGATTTAACGTAATCCTCAAGGCCCGACAGTTGGGAATTTCAACGATTGCTGCTGCGTATATTGTCTGGATGATGCTTTTTCATCGTGACAAGAATATTCTCGTTATGGCCACTAAATTTAAAACAGCGGCCAATTTGGTAAAAAAAGTAAAAGCCATTATGAAAAATGTGCCAGATTTTCTTTTAATTGCAGAGATTTCAATCGACAACCGAGCTTCTTTCGAGCTTTCGAACGGCTCTCAAATTCAAGCCGCCTCAACGTCTGGCGATGCTGGTCGTTCAGAGGCTCTTTCGTTGCTGGTTATTGACGAGGCCGCACACGTTGAGAATCTAGATGACTTATGGGCCGGTTTATATCCCACAATTTCAACTGGTGGACGCGTGATTGCACTTTCAACACCAAACGGTGTAGGAAATTGGTTTCATAAGACATATACAGAGTCCGTCGAGGGATCTAACGACTTTCATCCGGTTTATCTTCCATGGGATGTGCATCCCGATAGAGATTTGGCATGGTTTGAAAAAGAAACGAGAAATATGTCTCGCCGCGAGATTGCTCAAGAACTTGAATGCAACTTTAATACCTCTGGTGAAACTGTAATTCACCCTGATGACATTGCATGGATAGAAAGTAAAGTCAAAGACCCTAAATACAGAACAAGTTTTGACAGAAACATGTGGATTTGGGAAGAATATGATCCACAATGTTCTTATCTTCTTGTGGCAGACGTCGCGCGCGGAGATGGAGCAGATTATTCTGTTTTTCACATCATAAAATTAGATACAATGGAAGTTATAGCGGAGTATCAAGGAAAGCCCAGTTTAGATATGTATTCAAACATCTTGATGCAAGCTGGCAAAGAATACGGCAATTGTTTGTTGGTTGTTGAAAATGTTGGTATTGGTATTTCGATTTTAGAAAAATTAATTGAGCTTCAATATCCCAATTTATATTATTCAATTAAAAGCACCCACGAATATGTAGATAATCACCAAGGAGAGACAAATAGCTCTGCGGTACCTGGATTTACAACCTCATTAAAAACGAGACCCTTAATTGTAGCAAAATTGGAAGAATTCATCAGAAACAAACTAATTAAAGTATACTCGGTTCGTTTTTCAAATGAATTACGAACCTTTATTTGGCACAATGGCAAACCTCAAGCAATGAGGGGATATAACGATGACCTGATTATGTCATTAGCGATTGCGTGTTGGGTTCGGGATACGGCTTTAACCGTAAATAAAAGAGAAATAGAATATAAAAAGGCATGTTTAGATTCTATGATCAAAGTTAATACAAAAATTAATACAACAATTCCAGGGATGGAAGGATATAATAAAAAACAAGTATTAGATGAAAAAATGTTTCAAGCAAAAGAAGATTATGCAAAATATGCTTGGTTAATAAAAGGATAAAGAATGGCCGACCAAAAGAAAAACCCCAACAACCCCCAATCTGAGTTATTTAGAAGATTAACAAGATTATTTTCGGGCCCAATTGTAAACTGGCGCACTCAAATGAATCGCAAGATTCGAAGAACCGCACTAGACAAATACGCGACAGATTTTAAAACGGCATCTGGCCAGCAATTCAAAAGAGCGGAGTATAGTCCGTTTGACATAATGCATTCAAAAATCATGGCTCAACAAAATAGGGCAGAGCGGTATGTTGATTATGAACAAATGGAATATATGCCAGAAATCGCATCTGCTTTGGATATTTATGCGGACGAAATGACGACTCACACCGCCCTAACCCCCATGCTTTCAATAGATTGCCCGAACGAAGAAATAAAAGCAATTCTTAATTCTCTTTATAGCAATGTTTTAAATCTTGAACACAATCTTTTTGGTTGGTGCCGCTCCATGTGTAAGTTTGGAGATTTTATTCTTTATATGGATATAGATGATCGCCTTGGTGTTAAATCCATTATTCCATTGCCACTCAAAGAAGTGGAAAGAATGGAGGGCGAAGACCCATCAAACCCAAATTATGTTCAATATCAGTGGAATTCGGGGGGAATGACTTTCGAAAATTGGCAAATTGCACATTTTCGGGTTCTGGGAAATGATAAATACGCACCTTACGG